CTGATATTACATCTGTAATAGATATTGACTGGCTAATTTGACCAAAGCCGCCTGAAAGTAGGTCGCCGCCATTAGTAGTGTCTAGTTCTATTAGACTATCTTGAAATCTTTTCATTTTTATATGCTCCTTAGCCTATTATTGCTATGTTTAATGTTGTATTGATATGTCTATTGTCGGTGTATTTGTTGGTTCTGACGATAAATTTGATATGTCACCACTTACCGCAACATAATCGTAGTTAAGCATAGGTTGCCCAGATCTAATATATACAGATACCGGCCTTCCTGGTACTCTCAGTTCTCCATAAAGTAAAGGAACCGGATCTCCCTCTTGTATATTTTGCCCTGAGCCATTAAATAAGTAGTTTTCTGGTCCTTCGTCTACTGAAGGGTCTGGAGCCATTAGCTGCTGCATACCTGTCATTGCCAGATTAAGGGCGAGCATTGTTGTGACTTTTCCTGCTGTAGTTGCCATCGCAGCTCCTATCCCTTCCATAGTTGTCATTCCCGGACCTACAAAACTTCCTGCTCCAATCATAGGAAGAACAAAAAAGGCAAGAACAAGTGCGGCAAATATCTTAGCGCCGCCACTCTTTGAGCCTGCAGGAATAGCAGAGATTGTAATGTCTCCTGCTTTGATAGGTAGTAGTAAGTCTTCTTCGTGTTCCTCTGACTTACCCTCTATTTCTAATGTGAATCCGACACCTGCTTCGTGCGCCTCCAAAAGATATTTCTTGAGTGTAGGGTTATTAGCCTCAATACACTTCATAACGTCGCTGTAGGTATCGGCATGTACAGAATGAGTTCGCCCAAATCTGTCTCCAATATCTCCAACTAGATAAACTTTACGCTCCATAGCGATACACTCCACTTATATACTTAACCCAGAAAGGGTATACGTTCTCTCTGCAAGATAGTCTGTTTACTGCATGATGATAAAATATATCATCCCCTAAATACACTCCGCAATGGTTTCCTACATTCGCCATTACTTTAAAAATAAGTAGATCGTTCTCTTTCATAGTCCCGTCCTCTACTTTATGAAAATTCCATGTTTTGATGTAGTCCTCAGTGAAATAGTCTAAACCCTTATCCCACCAATCATCTTCGAATAATGCCCTTGTAGGTAGTTGTATCCCTATAGACTTATAATAATCTATGCCTGCCTCTAAACAATCTGTAACCCCAAACTGATAGTCTCTACCCATTGAGGGTTTTTCTTCCTGTACTGGATCAAGTTTAACAAGCTCCATCCCGGGATAGCTAAAGATATAATAAGGGATTTTAAGAGTATTACATTGATCTACATCGCACTTACTCGGTTCAGGGCTTGCATCTGGATGACTGTGTACAATTCCTACTATGTCGCATCTTTGCGCTATCGAAATATACTGCCTAGAGTCTACTATAAAGTCCTCTTCTCCTTCTGCTACGTTATCGCAAGGAAACCACTTTAAGGAGCCTTTAACAACTCCAAGTACCCCACAACCTTCTTTGGGATACCATTTTTCAAAGTGTTGTTCTATCTCTTCTAAAAACTGGATCACTTGTACTTTGTACTCCCTGGATAAGCCCCGAAAGGAAGTACATTAAGTGTGTTTCTATCTCCTCTAGGAGGTTGATCGGCTGTTGCTGAAGCGATGGGTATGGATTGAAATCTGCACTTACACGAAGAGATCTCTTTACCGCATACGTCAGCACGAACCCAATATATAGATTTATTTACTGGAGTTTGGTTTGTCGCAGAAGAAGGCGCTATGTATCTCCATATTGTTTCTTCGTCTAAAGTGGTTCCGTATTTTACGTAATCTCCTGCAACATAATCAGTTTTTGAACTACTATAATCTGTATATAAATAAACTTCTCTCCACTGATCTTCTTCTACGCCTGGCTCATTATTAATATTCTCTTTCGTTTTAGATACAAATACTTTTAAAGAATGAGTAACATAATCAATAGGTGTATAAGTAGTGGTAGAGGACCAAGCAGGTGCAGTAGTATCAAAAGGTACTAAAGGTATATCGTCTTGCGTAAAATAAAAATGATGGGCTGTAGTAACGCCAGGGCCATCTAAAACTACCATTTCTCCGTTTTTCTTCCAACTACAGGCACCAACAGGATTGCTTTGTGATAAGCCCTGATAAACCCAACTGCAGTACTTACCTACAACTACTCTTCGTGGTAAAGTTATGCCTTCTAAATCAAAAGGAGAGGCTAGTTCAAAACTGATAGATACATTATTCTCTGAACTAATTCTATCAATAATATACTCTCGAATAGGAAACTCTGTGGGTAATGTGACTGGATTAGTCACGGTATTTTCTTGAGCACCATCTTTTAGAAACTTTCGAAAAGTCTGTCGGCGAACAAGTGTTTTACCAATTAAGTCTTCATTTGTAAGACCTCCAAGAGCATCTTTAAATACACTTGTTACGTTTGCCATGGTAATGGTAGGTCTGGACTGGGCGCCATCTGCTGCGATCTCCATTCCATCAATTAAAATTGGTAGAGCTAAGTAGGTTCTCATGGCGCTACCGTCTCTATCGAGGAACTGTACGTTATCTAAGTCCTCATCGAGGCCTGCATGAAAGTACGCATATGCTCCGTCTATCTCTATTTCAAATAGGGTTACAAGACCGCTATCTACATAATGGCCTTGTACATCTGATGCAATTATATCACTCATTATTC